ACGAGCTTTCGTCGGGGTCGGTGGATGTGAAGCACACCGCCGCGGATACGTCCGCGGCGGTGAACTGCCCACCACCGGCCCCATTCGATACTATCGTGAGTGCCATCGCGCTGCCGGGCGCGGTCCTGTCGGACCGCGCGCCTGTGGCTGCGCCTAAGGTTGAGGCAAAGCATACACCCGGAGGGTCTGCCCTGCTCTCTGTTTTACAGCGATGTCTCACCGTTCTGACCACGGCCTACTCCCTCTTCGGCTTCGAGCCGTCGGGGTGGTCGACCGTGGGCACAGTAAGCGATTGGAAGCTGAAGTGTGAAGAAATTGGGGGTGTCGACCCCTGGGTCAAATTCTTCAAGTACAAGTTGGCCGCCTTCTACTCGTACCACACTCAGCAACCGCTGCCAGCGTGTCCCTTCACGGCGCGCGACGTCCCAGACATCATCTTGGGAGGTCGTGCGGCGCGTTGGGCCCGCATCTTCTGTCGCGCCAGTAACGGCGATCGTGACATGTTCCTTGTCACGATTCTCCGTGCCGGCCGTGGCTTCCCGCGCCCTTCTCGCCAATTCTTGGCGAAGGCGGAGGCGGAAGCCGTGCAGAAGCTGACAGCGAAGCGTGCCGTCCCTGCAATGGTCCGGCTGCGTGACTTCTCCGACGAGACGGTCAAGCCGCAGCAGGACTACTGGGTAACGAAACCCAAGTTGCAGGAGGAGCTTCGACGCACTGTGCGCGAGTTGTTCACCGGTAAGAAGTACACGATTGCTGATCGTGTTAAGCCCTTCGTACCCTCCACTAGTGCGAACTACAACATGAGTCGCGCAGGTGGCGGGGCCGTCGGTGCCATTCTGGAGTCGCATCCAGAGCTTCTCGGGCCGTTCCGGTCGGAACGGTCCCTGGTGAACTTCTCAGTGAACGGTGGGAAGGATGATGAACTGCAGCTGCGGAGGGGGGAGAGCGTGCTCTTGAAGCAACGCACTCCTCTCAACGACCAGCCTGTCCGGTGGATGGAATTCACACCGGAAGGCGATACTGTTCCGGGCCTGGGAGCAGACGACGAAGGTGTTCGTCTCTCCACGCTTGGCCGGAACAGCGGTCTCCCGCACGCACTGCCCGACTTCCATGTACCTGAAGGGTACACCGTCGACACCTCTCCGCTCTACGGGCGCTTCCGATCATTCTATTGGAAGCTGCTCGCCGCAGCGGAGGCCGAGGTGCCGGCGGTAGAGCCGTTAGCTCTACCGGAAGCCTTGAAAGCTCGTGTTATCAGCAAGGGACCTCCCGTCACCTATACTGCCCTGAAACCCCTACAGCGGTTCATGTGGCAGACGTTGGCGGAGCATCCGACATTCGAATTGGTCGGTACTCCCGTCACGGCTGAAATTGTCGAGCGGGCGCTTGGGAAGCGCCTCAAGGATGGGCAGGTCTATGTTTCTGGGGACTACCGCGACGCGACCAACGAGCTTCACTCGTGGGTCAGCGACACGATAGCAGATGAACTGGGTGAGGTCCTTAACCTCAGCGCAGTTGAACGCCGGCTCCTTCGCCGCGCGCTCACTGAGCACGTCTTCCAAGACGCCCAGGGCAACTGGTTGCCCCAGCAACACGGACAGCTCATGGGCTCTGTCGTGTCCTTTCCGGTCCTCTGCATTGCGAATGCAGCACTCACACGTTACGCCATGGAGCAAGACGCCGCCCGCAAACTTCCTTTGCGCGGCTGTCCCCTGCTCATAAATGGCGATGACGTGGTGTTCCGGGGTTCTCGTCATGCCTACCGCCTCTGGCGTCTGGTCACCGGTTATGGTGGCCTCTCAGAGTCGGTCGGCAAGACGTATGTGTCAGACAAGTGGCTGAACATAAACTCCACGAACTTCGTGCGTCAGGCTTCACCTGACGGGATGACCGTAACTCCTGTTCCCCCGCGTCGTCGCTGTGAGGGGTTCAGCGCTACCTGTACCTTTGCACGCGTCCCGTTCGTCAATATGGGACTGCTGCTGGGTCAGAAGCGCTCAGGAGGTGGACTCGACCTCGTCGCCGATCGCTCCAACAAAGGAGCATCCAATGTCGGCGCCGTGGCCCGTGAGCTCTATGCGTCTGCTCCCTTCGCTATCGTCAACCAAGTGATGACTCGGTTTGTCGGAAAGCGTTGTGAGCTGCTGCAGCGCGCTCGTGTGCCGTGGTTCATGCCGGAGTGGTTGGGAGGGCTGGGCTTGCCTGCCTTCTTCAACACCCGGGATCTGAAGGCGATGGGTCCGACGCAACTGGACCTCGCCAAGGGGGCTTCCATTTACTGGAACCACCTCGATCAGATACGAACCGGCACAGAGGCCGCGTGGAAGATTCACAGGTTGGTGATGAGCAGAATGCCGGAAAGGCCGTTGTCTGCTGTCACGTCACCGCTGGTGCAACGGTGGCGCAGGCGCTATGATAGCGTCTACGCCGCACTAGCGGTGTCGTTGCTGTTCGACTCGCGTATCCGCTTGTCGGACCTCCTGGACGAGACTGCCTCGTCGGGAGTTCGCAACCTCCGTGTGAATGAACGTCTTTGGTCTCGCGCCGCCCCCCTCGGGCGCGACGCTGTTGACCGTGTGCGGGCCCGAATCACTGGGCCCCCGCCGGACGTCGTCTCCACGCTGCCAATTCGCGGTGTCCTCGAGACACCCGCGATTGAGCGCTTCGTCCTTCCTGACTAGTCAGGACATCGCTGTTACACTTTAATCCCACCCTTCCGGTGGGACGTCGACCTCGCTGTGTGGCGGAAGCAATATGCTTTCCGCGACAGCGGCTGACCTCGCG